TTGAAGGCTAATATAAATTTACCTGCATTACTAGATCCACTAAATTTTTGTGCAATCTTATGTTCAAGTAATCTTCTCTCTTCTTCATTTGGAATACCATTATTAAAATTAATTAACATTGAAGGGCTGAGGCCTTGTTGTATATTATTGATGTGATAGTTAGATATTTCTTCTTCTAGTAAACAGTATTGAATACCACCTTGATAATCTACAGGAGAATAATAATAAAATCCTGCTGAATATGGTTGAATGTACATTATTTCTATTGCCTCATTGCTTTTACCAAATGCAGGTATTCTTCTAGGCTCATCTGACTGTTTTATGTTTTCCCAGTCTTTAAAATAGTAATAAGCATCTACTTCTCCTTCTTTGTTTGCTTTTTCAGCTCTTAGTGTTTCTATAGGTAAGTGTTCTAATTGTGCTATACTTTTTCTATCTTTTGAGTATATTACTTGTACTGCACATTGCCCCATTAATTTTAGATCATAACATAATTTTCTAACAGTATTTGGTTTTAAAAGAGTAATCATCTTTGCATACTCTTCAGGTTTTTTGTTTGCATCTGTAGCATCTAAACCTTTACCATATATTTGTTGAGATATGCCATTGATAGCAGCAGAGTTTGTTGGAGATCCATTATATCTATCTATGAGATATTGAAAATAATTATTATCCTCTCCATACTCTACAAAATCTTTATTTACTACTTCCTTAATCTCAGGAGCAGTATAACTATTTAAGTTTACAAAACTTACCTCTGATTTAGAGTGCTTTGTAAATTGTCCTAATTTATTTCTTAATCTTTTTTTCATATTACAATATACTCATTATTGTAAGAATCATTTGTGATATATACATCCTTGTTAATATTATAATGGTCATTGTCATTTAGTTGGTCAATATCTTGATCTGTTACAAATAACCTATCTTTATAAATTCTTTCTTTTTGGTTGCTATCTGTTTGCCAAATCTCATCATACATCTGCCACAAACTTAAGTTCATATTCCAAAAATTAAAATCAGCAAATAGATCAAAATCATAATATCTTGCCTCTTTAAATATACTTGCAAGTTCACTTGCATTATTTACAAAAGTTCCATCAAAAGTTAGAAAATCTCCTACTCTAGTTGGATCACTTATAAAGTAAGTGAATTTTTTATTTAGTAGGTTATCTCTAATTTCTGTTTGAAATGCAGTCAAATATTCTCTAGGAATAACTTTAAATGATTGACCTGCTCCTGTGTTTATTACTATCATTGCTTATATAACGAATTAATTAATTTAATTTGTAAAATAAAAAAGCACCCTGATAAGAGTGCTTTCTTAAATTAAACTAAAATTAGATATATTATTAGTTAGGAGTAATCTGAGTTGCATTAGCAGTTATAACTCCTGCATCTACAAAAGCAGGTGCTTTTTCCTCTTGACCTTCAAGAGTTAGTGTAAATCCATATAGATCTCCTGCTGCTGCTCCAGTTACTACTGTACCACCTGTTACTTCACATCCATTCTCTATACCACAAAGGAATTGATTTCCTAAGTAATCTTCTACTACCACGTGAGGCCTAGAAACTATAATTAGTTGTAGCTCTTGCTGAGTAGCATTATCTAAGAATGGCAATGTAAGATTAATGGTTTGTGCAAAGAATGTAGTACCATTTTCTCTAGAACTATTTACTGTAGATTCTAAAGAAGAGTTACCTTTTACATCAAACTCAAAAAAAGCAGGGCTTCCTGAAAAAGCAGATATAGTACCATCTGCATCTACAGTTACAGTACCTAGTGTACCAAAGTCAGCAAAGTAAACTTTTTTTACTCCACCAAATCCTGTTTTACAAGGTAATTTTCTTCCTGTTGTTAATGTACAAGCCATATTATTATTTTTTTAAAAATGTTAAACAAAAAGGATAGGCAGGTTAATACCTACCCTTTGTTAAAATTTATTATACTGTAGGATCGTATAAAACTACTTCACTACCAAATCCATACTGGATTCCTGAAGTAAATCTCATAATTACTCTTACATTTTGTGATCCATCTAAATCAGCCATATCTAGAGTTTTTACTAAGTTATGATCTGATAATAGTCCTGTACCAAAGTATAGGTTAGATTTTTGAGCTAGTACCATTTGATTATCATTTAATCCCTGTGCTAGGAAAATACTGATACCATCAAAAGTTAGTGGCTGATCCATTGAATACCACATATTAACTCTATTCTCATATCCACCACCTTGAGCAGCTAAAGCTCTGATATATGCCTTTGCTACATTTTTAGATACATACAAGTATAAATCTTCTTTACCATATAAAGCAGAAGGACAAGCATCTACTACTTTACCAATTTCTGCAATTACATTAGCAGAAGTTACAGTAGTACCTGAAATATCATTTACATCTGAATCTGCTTTGAATAATGTTACAAAACCATCAAACTCTCCTACATTACCATTAGCACCATTCCAAATAGATTGCTCAGTTTTTTGTGCTACTTGAGCAGCTACTTCTGCAATTAGAAAATCACTAAATTTCTTAGGCATTTTTTCGTAAGATGAGAACCCAAGCTCTGCGGCTTCCCACGAACTTACGAATGGAGTTAAACAAAACTCATTGTTTACTTGGAACTCTTCAGGTTGTAAAACTCTTTCAGTAAGAGCTATATTACCTGCTGATGTGAAATCACAACTAGCATTAGCAATAATACCTGATACTGCCATCTTGCTGATGTTCTCTTTATATTTAATATTAGGCAATACTTCTATACCACCTTTTGCGATTGTATCGCCTGATAACAATGCAGCAGCTATATATTTACCTGCCCATTGACCTGCATAATTACTTGTTATACTTAAAGCCATTTTTATTTATATTTATAGGTTATTTAATTTTTCTAAAATTCTATCTTTTACAGTTTTTGCTCTGCTTTCTGAGAATTGGAAACCACTTGCTCTTTTAGCACTTCCTGTTTCAGGGCTATGCTTGATTGGCTCAGTAGCAGGTTTTGATAACTCTTCATTGATTATCTCTTCTGCTTTGACTTCCTCATCCTTAGATAGTTTTTCTTCTGCATCAACTTTTTCCTCTTCTTCTTTCTTCTCATCTTCTTTGTGATCCATCATATCTTCAATATGTTTTTTAAGCTCATCCATTTCTTTTCTGAACTCTTCTCTTGTAACATATTTCATTTCTTCCTTATCTTCTTTTTCTTCGTGTTCTTCAAGCCCTTCTTCTTTGGCTTCTTTTAACTCTTCAATAAGGCCTTCTTCTTTTACAACTAGAACCTCTCCTGATTCTAATTCATATTCTCCAATAGGCATTTTTACTTTTTCATCATCTGTTTTGATGAATACTTCTTTTCCATTAGAAAATGTTTCAGCAGTTATTACTGTACCATTCTCTAGTTTCCTATCTTCAAGATCTACTTGAATGTCTAGGATAGTTTTAATTTTATTAAGCATATCACTACTTTTCATAATTACTATATTAACGATTATTAAATTTAATTTTGCATTTTCAGGATGCTACCCTATTAATTACACCTATACCTTGAGCAAATAGTGATCCATCACAACACTCAATAGAATAGGTATTTCTATCCTTACAATAACAAGCTCTTCTGCTTCCAAGAGGGCTTGTTCTACTTGGAAAATAATTTTTTTTATTTACCACTTTTAGGATGTTTTTTTGGTAGTAAATCATTATCCGATTTATATTTAGGATTCTGAGGCCTACCATTTTTTACTAAATACATATATGCATTAACTCTTGCAAATGCCCAAGCTGATGCTGATTTAATTTTAGGAGAGTGTGAAACATTGAAAGCACCTAAACCTCTTTGAAATACTGATTTAAGTTGGCCTACTGTAACACCATATCCTAATTTATCTTTATATCTTTTATTAAAGTCATCTGCCTTTTTTTGTAAAGTAGCTTCATCAGCTTTTGATACTTTTGCTCCTCTACTTGTTGAGGCATCTCCTTTTGCAGTTCCTTTGCCTTTTGGATTTGGATTAGGAGTATCTGATTTAGGAGCTTTTGGACTTTTTCTAATACCTCCTCTTTCTCCTACTTCTGCATAATTATCTTTCTCTTTAACACACTTACCATCCTTTTTTTTATATCCCATAGGACATTTTTTATGCTTACTCATATCATCCTTAATATGAAACTCGCAAGGCATATACCAAGTCTTACCTTCAAACTCGTGTTCGTGTATTCCTTCACATCCAATATTTCTAGCCATCTCTTTGGCTTTCTCTTCTGTAGAATAAGCTAGTCTATCATCAATAATAGCAAACTCATCATTTACCACTTGGCTATATAATTCTAGTTTACCTAGTTTTTTAAGTTTAGCCTCACTCCATCTCTTAGCAGCTAGGCCTCCCCATAGTAAGTAAGATATAGTGCCACAGGCCTCCTTATCATCTGCATTATAGTATTCTTCTGCTCTTGACAAAAATGAATACATCCTCTTTATTGTTTGTTCACTTATAGGCTTACCTTGAGCTAATTGAGATGCTCTTATTTTTCCGACATCTGTAGCACATTTATTATTTACTTTTTTATTTAGATCTATTCCTCTCTTTGCATTGTTCTTAACTGCATCAGGATAATCTGAAAAACTTTCTAAAACTAAATTCTTACCATTTTTAAATCTTGCATCATCTTTGATTATGCCCTTAATAATATTAAGCATATACTCTGCTTCTTCTTCTTCTATTTTTGCAAGTTCATCTTTATTGCTTTTTGGTACATCCATTTTATCTGCAAAATATCCTTCAATACTGAAACCTTTTACTTTACCAGTTTTTACATATTCATTCCATACATCATCATTATCTACTTTTACAGATCCCATCCAAGTACCTACAGGTACATCAAATCCATACTTTCTTGATTTGTCTAGTTTCTCATCTTCTACTATCCAACTTTCTACTAAAGTAAGGCCATTGATTTCGTGATTATGTTCTAAGGTAGAATTGCTTTGATGTCCTTTTTTTAAATATAGCTGAGATGCTTTTTCTATTGTTTCTTTTGAAAAATATATATAATATTCTCCATCTTTATTTTTTCTGTATATAGGTTTGTTAGGTACTAATAAAGCACCCATCAATATTTTTTTCTCTTTGTCTATTTCAGCTAATCTAATCTCTTGATCTTTAAGAGCTATAAAATCTTCTTCTATTGCAGGATTTTCTACTATTGAGATTGCCTCAACTCCTGTTACTTCTTGATCTTCATCTAAGACTAATTCTACTATCTTCATAATTAAATAACGTGTTTAAAATTATATTTTGTATTATAATGATGCACCATCTATTATATTCCTATCTAAGCCCTGAGCAGTAGTTACATCATTACTTACTACAAAGGCCTGTACTGGTTGCTGATTGCCTAAAGCCTCAGCTATTTGACTAACACCTGATCCTCCAACTCCTGTAACATCAGGAGGAGTAGATTCTATTGTTGGTGCTGCTGCTTCTACACTAGGAGCTTCTACATTTATAGCACCACCTGCACTTGCACCTGCTGATGCTGCTGCACTCTTAGTTGCACTTACTGCTGATTTAATTGCACTTACAATACCGAAAGCAGTTGCAGCGAAACTTAAAATAAAAGGAATGTTAAATGGAGGAGGTGCTGCACTTGCTGATTTAGCTGCACCTTTACCTAATTCAACTCCTGATTCTGCTGCATTAACAGTAGCATTATTTACTGCTTTTTTTGCATTAGATATTTGTTCTTTAGCATCTAAGATTAACTGCCTTGCTAGTAATATTTGTTTTGCTACTAATAATGCTTTACCTACTTTACTTTCTGCACCTGCTAATAAGACTGCATTGTCAAATGTTTTTTCTCTAGTAGCTCTTTTTTGTGCTTCTATTTTTTCTTCTTCTGCAAGTTCTTTTTCTTTTTCTGCTTTTATCTTATCTGCATTGGCCTTTCTTCTTGCTTCATCCTCAGCATCAAACTCATCTTGTTTTGCTTTGACTGCTTCTCTTCTTGCTGCCTCTAATTCATCAGTTACTAAGTTTTGTTCATCAGCTTGAGTAATAAGTTTTTGAAAATGCTCTTCTATTTTAATTAATTCTAGATCTCTTCTTTCTTGTTCAGAAATTGCAGTAGCATCTCTTATTTGTTTTTTTAATTCTGCTAAGGCCTTTGCTGCTGCTAACTCATCTGCATCTTTTTGTTTTTGTTCTGCTTTCTCAGCAGCCTCTTCTGCTTTCCTTTCTGCTTTTGCCTCTCTAAGGTTAGTAGTAATCTCAGCAGTAAGTGTTTTTTGTTTCTTTAATCTTGAGGCTTCAAGTTCTATAAGTTTTGCTCTTAATGCTGCCTCTTCATCTAAATCCTCTTTTGTGGAATCAGCTAGAGCATTTTCTGCTACCTTAGCATCTAGCCTTAACTGAGCAGCCTTTATTTCAGCATCAGTTATTTCTGCCTCTATTCTACCTGCTTCTTTTAATGCCTCTATTCTATCTTCAATAGATACATTTTCTTTATCTGCTGCTTTCTCCCTTAATTCATTGAATTTTCTAGTAGCTTCTGCTCTATCTATAAGTAATTGTCTTTCTAGTTTATCTGCCTCTGCTCTTTTATCAGCTAATTCTCCTGCAATTTTTATCTCCTTCCTAGTTTCTTCTCCAAAGTTTGCTATACCCTGCCTAACCTCTTCTAGAGCTTTACCTGCTTCTTTAAAATTACCAGTAAAAACATTAAGAACTACATTACCAAAATCTGCTAGTATATCAGATACATTGCCTATAACTGCTTGGATCTGAGTAAAAAATCTTCTGAATTTATTTTGGCCTTCTTCTGATGAAGTAAATGCTTTTGCTACACCTGCTATTGCAGTAGCTATTGCAATTAAAGGTACTGCTAGTAAAGCTATTCTGAGTAATTTAGAACCTTTTGTTGCTGCACCTAAAGCTCCAGTAAATCCTTGAGTTCTACTAATTAAACCACCTGTTTGCTGATCTAATAATCCTACTACCCCTGAATAATCTCTTGCACTTTTTTGAGAATCTTTTAACTGATCATTTGCTTTCTTTCTTTGTTTTGTAAGATCTTGTAATCCTTTTTTCTCATCAGCTATCTCTGCCTTTATTTGTTTTATTCTTTTTTTTAAAGCACCTCTATCTTGAATCTTAACAGTATCTTCTAATCTTTTGTTATATTTAAAAGAGGCCTTCTCAAGATCTTTTATTACCTGTTCTTGGATTTCTAATTGCTCATTAAGTTCAGCAACTTTTTTTTCTGCATCAGCTACACTTAGCTTTAATTCATATTCTCTTGCAGTTACTGCCATCTCAATTCATTTTTAAGTTGTTTATATGCTTTTTTAAAAGTCATAGGTAAAGCATATTTACCCTGAGCTATCCTTATGTTTTCAGTTTCTCCTTCACAAACCTGCAATAAATCTATTATGTTTTTTATCATACTATATTCAATAATTCTAAACTACTATCTCCTGTTGTCAAATTTGTTTTAATACTATTTATTCTATAGTTTCTATTATGTAACGAAATTTTATCATTCAATTTTAAATCAAATATAATTTTTAGTGGTAGCTTGGCTTTTACTTTTGTTAATCTTCTTCCTGCATTAAATACATCTTGTATATAAGTCTTATAACAATTTTCAAAAAGTGTACCTGTAAAAGTAGATCCTCCTGTATATTCATTTACTTCTAAATCAAAATGTATATTATCAGTAGAGGTAGAACTTGATATTGCTCTTGAATTACTAGGAATCCAATAACTTGACATTGATTGATTACTTGTTTCTGTATTTTTAAGACTGATTGCAGTTGTACTTGAAGATTGTTTTATTGCATAAAATATAAGTGGTAATCCATAGAAGGATTCTTTATTATCATCCACAAACCATCCAAATTGTATGGATGTATTTGCACCTCCAGTTGCATTTACTAATCTTTGATATTGTAAATGTTCAAAAGGTATTTCTACTTTATAAGTATCAGAAGGAGCATCAAAAGTTGAATCTGCTGAATATTCTATAGTACCCCATCCTTTATTTTCTAACTGTTCAAATTGTTTTGATAAAAATGTACCTAATCCTTTATAAGCAAAATCTATCTCTTTGAATGGTAAAGCCACATCTACACTACTACTTTTAATATCTACATATTCATCTATATTATGAGTTATGGAAGATGCAGCATAGAAATCATCTAATTTTTGTACAACTATAGTACCTGCATCATTTATAAAAGCAGTCAAGTTAAACATTCTAAAAAGGCCTGTAAGAAAGTCTATAACTTTCATTTTAGGTATTTGTTCGTTTATTCTAAATTCAAATGTAGTACCAGTAACTGTTTGACTTGAAGATCTCCACTCATCATTCCAAGCAGTAACACTACCATCATCAGTACCCCCTAAGTTACCATTTACTGCAAATCTTACATTACCTGAGTTAAATGTAACTGTACTTGTAGAACCAATAGCAACTGTATATGTACCTGATGCTAGGGTAAAATCACTTTGAGTAACTAATTGAGTGCCAGTTACATCTTCTGCTTGAAATATTTGTGAACCATTCCTAAAAATTCTAATAGTATATACATCAGTAGTTGTTGGTATAAATGTAAAAGTAAATCCTAAAATAGTATTTGGATAAGTAGTATAAGTAGATGATACATTCACTCCATTACCTGATACACTTGTAGTAGCAGGAGGATCACTTTCTAAACCAAATCCAGTTACAGTTTTAAACTGCATTGATACTTGTTGAGCAGGTTCTACATCTCCCTTTTTTCTATGTAACCATAAATACAAGTTATACCAAGTTGCATTAGAGCTATCAAAAAAATCATTACTAAATGTAATACTGTATTTTGTTTGTATGGCCTGTACTATTTCGTGTAACCTTATGGCATATTTAAGATCACTCCAAAACACACCATTAGAACTGCTGCTACTAGCATAATGAAGATTACCATTTCCTACATTACCACCACTATCAAAATATAATTGTCTAGTATGAGTAATAAGAGGAGTAATAAAACCACCTGTACTTGTTTGCATTTTGTTTTTGATATTACCAAAACTATAATCAATATCAAAAGAACTTAGATCTAAAGCTGATAATTCATCATCTCCAAGTAAGTCTTTTAGGTTTACTGTTTCTCCAAAGAATGTTATTTTATAAGAATATGGTTTATTTTTTTTTAGTTGTACTCCTTCTAGTCTTATGAATCCTTTTTTGAAAGGTACATTGTTTAATTGTATTTCTGCTGCCTCTTTCCTTCTAGCATCAAAAGTATTTACTATATCGTAATTATGATAATGCTTGAATAATTTATTATTTGTTTTAGATGCAGGTATTGTAAATGTTTGTGTAAACTCTGTAAAGATCTTAGCTATATCTCTTACATTTTGTATTGTTTGATTTATAGATACACTCTCATCTTTAAATAAATCTACCCTAGTATTACTTATGAATAATTGTAACTTCTGCATTATCTAACATTATTAATATAATCAGAGGCCTCTTCAAATTGTATGGTATATTGTATTAGTTTGTCATTTAAGGATGTCTTTTGAGTGAGGCTACTTGTTTTTACAGTAACAGGTACTACCTCATCTGTAGAAGGATTTGTATATTTAGGCCTTATCATCCATACATACTCAGATAATAATAATTGCTCAAACCAAGTATTAGTAAACTCAGGATAAAAGCCTGATGATAAAGTATGAGTTTGTTTACCTTGTTTATCAAATGTTTTTACAGAATGTGATAATGTAGAATAAGATCCTGATGTACTAATAATATTTCTTTGATAGTTATCTGATTTTACATTTGTAGATTGTACTGCTTTCAAAAAGAACCATAACTCTTGTAATGCACCAAACTTATTTATAAATACTATCTTTCTTCCTGATCCATATTTTGTACAGTCTATTCTATTTATAGTTACTGTACCCACAGATCCTAAACTATCTGAAGTATCTCCTGATGTAAATTCTTGAGTTTGTATTTCTCCATTGCTATCAAAATACTGGAAAGCACCACCTTTACCTACAGGTACATATATTTTATAATTGTTACTGTTTTGATGATCAGGAGAAAAAGCAAAAGAGTTTGCTGATGCAGTTGGATTAGCACCTTCAGAGAAAATACCATATCCATCTAATCCTCTATGGGCTACTGTATTACCTCCAGTTACCACACTTCCTCCTGCATTTGCAGCACTATGGAAACTAATAACTCTTGATATTGCTATTTCATTTTGAGGATAACTAGCAGGATCTAGAGTAATAGTAGGAGTAAGATAATCTCTTGATAACTCAGATATTTCAAACAATACTGGGCTACCTGCAGTACAAGACTTTATAATAGTATATCTAACCACACCATTAATACTTAATTGTAGTTTAGCTGATACTGCTCCACTTGGAGTTGTTAATGATTCATATCTTGGAGATCTTAAAAGTATTGTAGCCATATCTTATTTTTTAACACCTAGTATTACATTTCTTTCTACATCAAGTAGGTAAGCATTTAAGAAGTCATCTCCAAATCTTTGAATACCTTTCTCAAATGGATTAGAGAAAAACAAAGTAGCTCTAAGCCCTTTCCTCCATATACTATTTACAATAATATATTGCATAGACTTATAACTCATAAATCTTCCTCTACTATCTCTAAATTGAAATTTCTTTAGTTTTATCCAATTCTCTATACCTTTTGTAAGGCCTCCTCTTTTACCTGTACCTGTACCAAACTTAAATGGACTGTTTGAACTTTCAGAATAACTTGATTGAGTACCTTTGACACCTTGATCTTGGAAAGCTCCATAATCTGCCATCTTGAACCTAACAAAGAAATTATTATTATTATCATATTCAAATTCAGGTTCTAAAGAATCATATAGCTTACCTGTTAGTCTTTTACCTTTCTTGCTAAGATTGGTTCTAGATTGTTGTACTACATATTTGGCATATTTCTTTACTGCCTTCTCTAATTCTTTTAACCTCATAATCTATAGTTGATACCTATACTACTATTTAATATTTCACTATCCCAAAACTTTACATATTCTCCTTCAAAGAATAATCCTAAATTCTTACCAAGTTTAAGGCCAAATATCAAACCACCTTGATAATCATTCCATTGTTCTCCATCAAGTAGATTGTTATGGCCACCTTTACCCCAACTGTTTCTATGTAAGTATGAGAAATCTTCATTGCCTTTTATATAATTATGGTAAGGTAATATCCAGTTAAAGTAAGTATGTAACCAAAACTTAGATCTGTAATGATAGAAATCAAAACCTACAATAGGTGCTACCTCCATAAAAGGATCAAGCTCTGCCCATCTCTCTTGGTTAAATCTATTCATCAATCCACCATATACTCTATCTCTAAAATCTCTATCTCCATAAGCTACAATATCTCCTTCAGGATTTCTCCATATCCAATCATAAAATATATCTCCTGTAGTAATATCTGTATATGCAGTAAAGTGATCACTATATCCATATTCATATCCTAAAGTGTACCAGTAGTTTTTTGGAATCTCATTACCTAGATCATCTATTGTTATTTCATTAAGCCATATTTCTATAGGATTATATCCATAGGCCTTTTGATGAGATCTAGCTATAGCTCCTGCTGATATACTAAACTTCTTACCTATTGGTAATCTAAATCTTACCTCTGCTGATTGATATTCAAAATCTACATTACCCTGCTTTCTTTGTTCTAATTTTACTATATGATATTTACCAGTATGCCTAATAAAGTATCTTGAGTTTTCAAACTCTTCAGATCTTTCTCTTTCTTTCTCAAAGTGTATCAGATATTCAAATCCTTTTACTGCTCCAGTTGGAGCTGAGATACCTATCATATTTTCAGATCCATCAATGTAATTTTGTTTTACTTCGTAATCATATCTAGCTAATCTTCTGATACCAAAACCTAATCTGTAATCAAATGGATGATATACTGTTTCATCTACAACTTGAGGTATAGCATATAAATCATCAGGATCTGTTCTTATGAAATAATCAGGGTATCTTGTTTCGTAGGCCTCTCTTACATCAGCAGCCACATAAATTGTAGAATACTTAAATACCTCATCATATATCTTTTTAAATACTTGGCCACTTACATTTGTGGTTAGTAATATTAGTAATATTGTTATTAGTTTTTTCATCTTTAAAATTTATCTTCTATTATTTTATCTATATGTTTCTTTATAATCTCTATGCAGTTTTCAGGAAGTTTTAAATCAATACCACTTTCAACTCTAGTAACTTCTTTGCCATTATGATATAATATTACTGTAGGGATATACT